ATGGTTCTTTTAGTGGGAAAATTCGCCACTATAAAATTGCGAGTGCCTATGGCACTGGTATTTTTTATGGCGACTTTGTTAAACTTGTTACTGCCGGTACTGTCGAAAAAGACAGCGGCACAGCAACTTTAACTCCAATTGGTATTTTTGTCGGATGTGCTTACACCGATCCAAGTACCAGTCAAAAGACCTTTAATCAACAATGGCCCGCTTCTACTTCAGCTTCTGATGCTGTAGCCTATGTTATGGATGATCCAGATATTACTTTCCAAATGCAAGCTGACGGTTCTGCCGCACAAGCTGTATTGGGAACTAATTGTGCAGTCATTCAAACAGCAGGCTCAACCTCTATAGGTACTAGCAAAAACGCAGTCGATATATCTACCGCAGCTACAACCAACACACTACCAGTTCGTATCATTCAATTCGTTGATGGACCGAACTCGGCAGTTGGTGATAGTTACACTGATGTTATCGTCAAGTTTAATGCTGGACACCTCATGGACAATACAACTGGAATATAAGGAGTTTAGTAAATGGCTATTTCAAGAGCACAACTGCTGAAAGAACTTTTACCCGGTTTGAATGCATTGTTCGGATTAGAGTACAGCAAATATGAAAATGAAGACGAAGAGATATACGAGACAGAATCATCAGACAGATCGTTTGAAGAAGAAGTCAAGTTAAGTGGCTTTAATGCTGCTCCAGTAAAAGATGAGGGTTCGGCTATCAGTTATGATAACGCACAAGAATCTTTTACAGCTCGTTACAACCACGAAACCATCGCAATGGGATTTGCAATTACTGAAGAGGCAATGGAAGATAATCTTTATGATTCTCTTTCTGCGCGCTACACGAAAGCACTTGCCAGAGCTATGGCTTACACGAAACAAGTTAAAGCCGCTTATCCTTTGAATAAAGGGTTTGGCGACTATGATAGTGGTGATGGCGTTGATTTATTCAGCACCTCTCATCCTCTTGTTTCTGGTGGAACAAACGCCAACAAACCTTCAACCGATGCTGATCTTAATGAGACTTCACTAGAAGCCGCCGTTATAACAATCGCTGGTTGGACAGATGAGCGTGGTTTGCTGATTGCAGCTAAACCAAAGAAATTGATTATACCGCCTAACTTGATGTTTGTTGCTCAACGGATACTACAGTCTGATCTCAGAGTGGGTACTGCTGACAACGATATTAATGCGATTAAATCAATGGGCGTTGTTCCCGGTGGTTATGCCGTGAATCATTATCTAACCGATACTGATGCATGGTTCTTAATGACTGATGTTCCAAATGGATTCAAACATTTTGTTAGAACTTCTTTGGAAACGAGCATGGACGGCGATTTTGATACTGGTAATGTAAGATACAAGTCAAGAGAAAGATACAGCTTCGGCGTGTCTGATCCACTTGGTGCTTACGGAACTTCAGGAGCTTAATTTTTGTTATGGAACCCGTGATGTGGGGGTTTCCTACTCAACCCACATCAACTTTATCTAGGGATAACTTGTCCTATCGACTGACCTAGCAGACAAGCCAAGACAATAGGACTTATTTCCGATGGAGGAAATTATGGCAAAATCAACCTTTTCAGGACCTGTAAGATCACTCGCTGGTTTTATAAACGCAGGTTATAATTCCGTTGTTAGTTTAACAGCTAACACAACTATCACAGTGGCAGCTCATGCTGGCAGAACGCTATTATGTAATGATGCAGACGGAGTGTTCACACTTCCCAGCATTGTTGTAACAGAGCCTGATGATAAAACAGACCCAAATCAATTATGTAATTTGGGTGCACAATTCACTTTTATTGTCGTAACGGCAGCAACAGACATGGACATCGTAACAGACGGCACAGACAAATTTGTCGGTGGTGCTTACACTGGTATCGATGACAGCGCAGCAGGTAAAACCTTTATTTCTGGCTCATCCAATGATGTTATTACACAAAACGGCACAACTAAAGGCGGTTTAGCAGGAAGTATTGTAGTTATTACTGCAATGGCAAGCGCTAAATACCATGTTGCAGCACAGTTACTTGGTTCAGGAACTTTAGTAACACCATTTGCTGACGCTTAATAGGGGATAATTTATGGCTGATGCAGTAGCAACACAAACCATCCAAGATGGAGCGCAACACGCTATATTCAGGTTTACTAATGTAAGTGACGGTACTGGAGAGAGTGCCGTCACCAAGATTGATGTTTCTGGATTAACAACTAATCCAGTAACAGGAATGTCTTGTAGCTCGGTAAGCATTGAAAAAATCTCATTTAGTAATATTGGTATGGGGGTCAAGATATATTTTGATGCCACTACCGATGTTTTAGTCATTCAGCTTCCTGCTGATTGGACTGATGAATTTGATTTTTCTGACTTTAGTGGTATTCCTGATAATGCAGGAAGTGGCGCAACTGGAGACATCCAGTTTACAACTGTTGGTCACAGTAGCGGTGATAGTTATACTATCATTATGACTGTGGTTAAACATTACACCAACCCAAGCTAGGAGTTACGATGTCTAAATACAAAGTAGTTCAGAATGGAGAAAGAGTGCCAAGTGGTGAACCTATCTTTCAGGTAGCAACAACAGTCGATGGCGAAGACATCATTGTTGATTCTAACCTTATGACTAAGAAAGAAGCTCAAGCCGCTATGCAGGCTCTGTCTCCTGCTAAAAAAGCAGTTAAGAAAAAAGCTAAAAAATAATGCCGCTTAAAAGTGGGCGTTCTAGCAAGGCTATTTCTGGGAATATCTCAACGCTAAGGCGTGAAGGGTATCCTCAGAAACAAGCTGTTGCTATAGCCCATTCTAAAGCGAAAAGAAAACAATCAGGAGGGCATATTATGCCAAGTTATTACGATTCTAAATCTAGCAATCCAAAGTCAACCAAGAAAAGACGATATTCCAAAGGCGGTGCAGTTAAAACTGATGCCTATGGGAAATATACTATTGCCCGTGGCAGTGGTGCAGCTAGACCACAGAAGTTCAGAAAAAATGGTTAATTAGATGGCTATTGCAACCACCAATGATTTCAATCTCAATATAGGTGAGATTGTTGAAGAAGCCTATGAGCGAGCAGGTTTACAAGCTCGTACTGGCTATGATTATCGTACTGCTAGACGCAGTATCGATATGATGATGCTTGAGTGGCAGAATCGTGGAATCAACTTATGGACAATAGAAAGTGGAACACAAACTTTAACTGCTGACACAGCAACCTATACTTTGCCTGATGATACGATTGATTTAATGGAAATGCATTTACGCTTGGATGCAGGAGATAGTTCTAGTCAAACTGATTATCAATTGACCAGAATATCGCCAACACAATATTCAGATATACCTAATAAATTGCAAACAGGACAACCAACGCAGATTTGGATTCAAAGATTAACAACAACCCCACAATATACTCTTTGGCCCGTGCCCGATAGTACGCAAACCTATACTGTTGCTTATTATCGTATAAGACAAATTTATGATAGCGGAACACCCGGTAGTAATAATATGGATGTTCCCAAAAGATTTATTCCTGCTTTGGTTTCTGGTCTAGCTTATTATATAGCTATGAAACGACCAGAAGTATCAGAGCGCCTGCCCATTCTTAAACAAGAATACGAAGAACAATGGCAATTAGCTTCTGAGGAAGATAGGGTTAAAGCGAATTTTCGTTTTGTGCCGTGGATATCTTATAATTAATGACACAGTTTGCAGAAGGTAAATATGCTTTTGGATTTTGTGATCGTTGTGGATTTCGTTACGATTTAAAAGAGCTAAAAGATGAAGTAGTTGACACAAGGTTAAGTGGATTCTTGGTTTGTCCAGAGTGTTTTGATCAGGATCAGCCCCAATATCAGTTGGGCAGAATGCCTGTTGATGATCCGATTTCTTTGGAGAACCCAAGACCTGATAAAGCTCAGGCAGAAAGTAGGCGCTTATATGCGTTTGATCCTATTGGTGGTGGTGTCACTGCTGTTGGATCAAGAACAGTGGGTCTTGATATGCATGGTAAAGTAGGAATGCTTAAAGTAACAACGAGTTAAATATGACTTATGCTGAATTAAAAAACTTAATACAGAATTATCTCCAGAACAGTGAGACTTCTTTTACTACTTATCTGCCCGATATGATTAAGCAGGCAGAGGATCGCATTCTTGAGAATGTTCAATTGCCTGTATTTAGAAAGAATCAAACAGGTTCTTTATCTTCAGGAAATGAGTATTTAGGTATTCCGAGTGATTTTTTAGCACCTTATTCCCTATCCTATACAAGCAGTAGCAATCAAACATTTTTGATGAATAAGGATGTAAACTGGATTCGAGAAGTATATCCAAACAGTTCTACAACAGGTGAGCCAGAATACTATGGTATATTTGATAATGATTATTTTATCGTGGCTCCAACTCCAGATGCCGCTTACAATGTAGAATTGCATTACTTTTATAGACCCGCTTCAATAACTGCTGGCGGTGATTCTGGAACAACATGGCTATCAACCAATGCTCCATCAGCATTACTTTATGCGTGTCTAATTGAAGGCTATGTGTATATGAAGGGTGAGCAAGATATGATGTCTGTTTATAACACAAGATATGAGTCTGCATTAGGTAGGCTTAAAATATTGGGAGAAGGCAGAGATAGAACCGATGCCTATAGATCAGGACAACTTTAATTCTTCTAAAAAAATGGAAGACAAAAACATTGCAATAGTTGCAATGGGACAAAGCCAACTAGATTTTCATTTGTCTCAGGTTCATAGTGTATTGTTTGATGAAGTATGGGCAGTAAATGCCATGATAGGTGTTTTGCCACGCATAGATAGAGCCTTTATATTAGACCCGATGAGTCGTTTTTTCGACACTGAGGATGCTGGTTCTATGACAGAAATGATGAGATTGGTTTTACCAACTGCGTATTATCCCATTTATTCTTGTGAGCTAGATGAGAGGGTTCCTGCTGTTGAAGAATATCCATTAGAGTCTGTTGTAAAAGAGCTAGGATGCTCTTATTTTAATAACACAATTCCTTATGCTATTGCTTACGCATTATGGTCAAAAGTAAAGAGCGTTTCAATATTTGGGGTAGATTTTACCTATAAAAGTAATATGCACTTTGCAGAGGCTGGGAGAGCTTGTGTTGAGTTTTGGTTAGCTAAATGTATGGATGCAGGGATATCTGTTTCAATTTCGCCAAGGTCATCTTTATTAGATACTGATATTGATTTTAAAGATAAATTGTATGGATATCATAGATTAGATGATCCAAAGGTCACTTACCAAAATGGTGCTGGTATAAGGGTTTGTAAGTTTTCTGATATAGAAACTGAAGAAAAAAATAAACCAGTTGGTATGATAGATAGGAATGATATAAATTTGAACCCGCCAGAACCAGAGAAATATTGATGGAAACTGATTCATTTACAATCTCTATAGGAAATTTAGGAGTTAAAACAACCAATCATAGAGGGCATACTCCAGAAGAAATAGCTGAGATGGCGACTGATAAAATTATTTCAGTAAGTGATACAGCACCAAACGAAATTAAAGCACAAGCACACGCTTTTAAAAATTTGTGCTACAAAATCATTGCTTATTACATGCGTGAGGCAATTAAAAACCACATGTGTACAATAGGTAATCAACTAGAACAGCAAGGTCATAAGGACTTAGCTGAAATTATTAGGAGGCTATAATGGCTATAACACAA